TAAGGACAAACTCTGGATTGGCTCGTCTTATTTCCCTTGGTGCAGTACCCCAATATTTAAAATCTATATCCCCATACATACCAGTTATATTAAATACATTCTTAATTACACGACTATAATGCCCTAGCACATGTGACTCAGTATTCCCCGTTCTTTCTATTTCGTCATTTACTAATTGATTTATTTCTAGGTTACTTAACGCAATTAACCCTTGATAGGAAGCTGAATTAACAGCCATCATATGTGCCATATCAACTGCTGATTGGGTCATTCCCCCCTGCATGTCTTCATGTTTCCCATGGACATATTTCATCAAATACTCACGGGCTTTCAAAGGACTATTATCATTCTGTAATATTAACCATCTACAAAAAAGTGGCATATAATCACCATAACCTAAAGCTAAATCTCCCCCCGGTAATGGCATGTTTTCAACATCATCTCTCGTTGCAGCTGATCGAGGAAAACGATCATGCAATAATAACTGAGTCATTAGTTCAACGGGTGCTTCATTACGCATTAAATGATATTTCTTGAATTCTAGATGTTTGTCTAGTATTCTCTGTGACGTAGATTGCTCAAATGCAAGACCACCGGGTTCATTATCTTCAGGATAAGTTATCAACTCTTTAAAGCCCCCAGAACCAAACGTGGTGGAAGAAGGTGAAATATTAATACCCGCCCCTGTTACGGGATGTGGTTGAGCAAAGAATATAAACGACATCTGTTCTACTTGATCGAATTCAGCAGGAGAGTTTGCCTGTTGACTTGAGTGGATGGCTTCATGCAATAGAATATGAATTGCGTCTAAGTATCTTCCAGTATGATCCTCAAACAATCCTTGGGCAACATAAGGATTAATCACAACAGTATCCTCTTTAAAATCAGAAGTTTGGAATATACGGTTTTGAACCCTTGCGGATCGTGCATTGAGATAAGATGCCCCAAGGTTTTCACCCCTAATAGTGAACATTTCAGTATGAATCAGCCGTTTCTCCATCTCGGTACGCTGCTCAGGAGATAAAGCAGCTGTGTCACCAATACCCACTTCTTCCAAGAAGTCATTTACAGTGTCCCGTTTTTGCATTACCCCTAACCACTGACCATATAATCCTTTAGCATCTACCATTACTGTAGTATCAAGAGACATCCCTAATTCATAAGAAGGGTCTTCATCAATATTCGGAATTCCAATTTGCGGTTGAGGCAGCTTACTAAAAACTTTTAGCAACATATTTAATGCTTCGGCCTGTTTCGGTTCAATACGCTCTCGCGCCTCTGTTAAAGCATCATGAGCATCCTGATAGGCCATAGCGAAACGTTGCGCCTCCGGACGATTTCTAATTTCGCGTCTAACAATTAGAGTAAAAGCATCTGCATCTATTGGAATTAAATGTCCTTCATGTTCATCGACAACATTCGGAGTAATTTTATTAACTTCCTTTATAATATATTCTGCATAGTCTGCTTCTACTTCATTAAACGTTGCCCGAAGTTCCCCTATAGACCCACCTACCTCCTGTTGTATCTCCTTACGAAGACTCTCAAACTCTTCCGTATAGAGATGGTGTTCGATTTGCGTACCATCACTTGCAGAACCATCATAATAAAGTCCTTCCCGTGGCCCTTCAATAAGACGGGTTCCTTTTGGAGCATCATCAGGATCATTAATTTCAATACGATCTTCTGGCATTGGCCCCATAGTAGATACGTCCCACTGTAAAGCACCAGCTACAGTAACAGGTTTATCTATAGGTTTATCTGTAGGTTTTTCAGTTGGAGTATCTACATCCTCTTCCGGAGGTTTTTCTTCTGTCGGTTCCTCTTCTTCAGCTTCCTTTAATATATACGCAATAACCCGTTGTCTAGATATATCCATAAACTTTTGAAGCCACACCTCTTTAGAAAGAACAAGATTTGTATCCATAGAAGATGAATAAACAGAATCTGTTGAGGTTCCAACACGAGTATGCTTTTCAAAATTAGGGTCTTTCTTTTTTCTCCAATCAATGCGTTTCGGGCCTAACTTACCTTGATAGTTACTAGGATAAGCTGGATGGTTAGTGCTACGTTGTTGATCGAATTTAACAAAGGCTGTCAATTTATCCATCGAGGTTTCATCTTTTTGAGGCACATGAGCGTTATTTCGCTTCCAACCTTTCGGTTTCTCTGCCCCACGTTTTAATGAATCTGCTTGTGGGTTACCGAAATCTTGTACCCCATATTTTAGAATTGACGTAGCTAATCTACGACGCATCTCAGTTGATGTAATGGGTGTATCATATCCCATCCCTCGACTTCCTATTGAAGATGGATCAGAAGCCTTCTTAGTATACCCAGATGAATATGCGGCTCTAGCCACCTCTTGAGCCTTCTTCTTAGAATCGAACGGCCCTTGAGTTCCCCAGTACCATTTACCTTTCTTTTGACGGATAGGCATTAAATATCCTCAGTTATATCTGTTACGGAAGGTGTAGCATCAAGAGTAGTTGTAGGACGTTCTGGACGAGCATTTGAGAACGTAGCTTTCGCAATATCTAAAACACCCGATGGCCCCAGATCAGCAACAAAGTCTATACCATTTTGTAAGAACCAAAGTTTAGACCCGTCTGGACTTATCTCTTTAATTACAGGACTTGTAAAACCTTTCTGCATTAAATCTCCCATCCATGTCTTATTAATGGGATGGCCTCCCCCAATATCTTTAATACCCCAGTTTCTATTTTCTGCTTTATGCGCTCGTGCTTCTGCATATTCATCAATATCCCGTTCTTCGTTCGGGGCTTTGTCATGCCAATCAGGAGTTCTTCCACCGGTACGCCCATTGAATTTTCCTTCAGCTTTAAACATTGCTTGTATAGCTGTTTCACCACCACCTTCAGGAGCAGCGGGTAGTTCTTCACCTCCACCTTCACCACCACCCCCAGCGGCTTCCATTTGTTGTTGCTGCATTTCCTGCTGTTGTTGTTGCATCTGATATTGCTGTTCCTGTTGAGCCAATTGCATAGCTTGTTGTTCCGCTTGCATCTGAGCATTTGGAACCATTTCACCATGTATAACAAACTCAGCATCTTGCATAGCCACTCCCTCTTCTTTAAGAGTAAACATAAAACCAAGAGCCGCCATTGTTTGCATAACTTGCGCTCGTTGCTGTAAGAAACTGATCTTTGTTGCTTCTGCTTTCTCTTCTGGATTCGGCATCTTCAAATCCCAATCATCAATACCGAAAGCCTCTAAAATATATGGAATAATTTTCTGTTGTATAAGACGTTGGTCAGATTCTACTACTCGACTCATAACTACAAGTTGTTGTGTCTGTGTAGATAAGCCACCAAACGCTTCTGGTGCGCCCTGCCATGCAGGAGTTACTCCCCACATAGCTGCAATTCGTTCACGTATCTCTTCCCTAACCGGAAGATAGTCCATCTCTTGAAGAGTATGGAACAAACGAACAAGATCAACCCTGCCACGTTGACTACGGGCTGATACTGCAACCATAGGAATAAAGTTAGGATCAATTTTAGTCTGGGCAGCAATATGCTCACGTTCGCGTCTAAGGCTCTCTGGATCATCTGTAGTGACCATAACCATTGACGCAGGCATTTTCCTCTCAAAGAAATACCTATAAAGATTCTTATCCATTCCGATAAGCGTTAATCCTTTTTCAAAAACCGTAAGTATTGGACTCCAACCATAAGTTTCCGAAGGGGAAAACTTAGAAACATGAATAACTTCGTGTTCCAACAAATACACATGCTGGTTTCTATGGTAGTATTTGTACATAACGGGTTGCAATTCTCGTTGGCAATCAGGTTCTTCACAGGCTCCCGGTGCTTCATTGACTTCTTCTCTATGGAGTGGGCATATAAAATGCGCGTTTTTAGGTAAGCCAGCCTGATCAAGGTCAAATTCGACCAAGGCTGGATTAAGTCGTCTGATTTCTTTAACTTTAGAGCGTAATGTTTTACCATCACTATAATACTCCTTAGCTAAATATAGAAAAGCATCATCAATTGAATTTAAATCAAAATGAAATTGTCTTAATACTTCCTCCAAACTTTGGGAGAAGGCATTACAATTCTTCATAAATTTCTCTAACGTTTCTTTTGCTTCAGTATCTGGGTTTTCAGTTTTGGCTTCCCATACCAACCCTCTCCTAAATACTTCAGATGTAATATGATTTAATGGAGAACGTATCTCTTGTACTGACATTACAATAGTTTGTAAGTCTTGTACTAGCTGTTGCCTATACGCCATTTGATGACGTACCCATGTATTAACTACATGATCTAATCCAATCGTAGGAGCAGAGGCTGTTTCTGGCCCACCGCCTGCTTTCATTAGTTGCAACATATCAATTTGATTATTTAAACTAGTCATCTGTTGTGCTAATACTGGCACATCTGGTAAATATTCTGATAATTTCATATATTAATCCCTACCTAAATTAGTCATCTCCTGCATGGAGACTAACTTTAGAATTGAATTCATTGCATGTTCTTTCAATTCATACTCTTCAGAACGTGGCTCTCTTACCACAATATCTTCTCTTAGCTGTTTATGTAACTCTTTAATCTCCACATCCTTCTCTAAAATCGCTGCATCATATTCACTTGTATCCGTATCAAATTGGGCATTGGCTAAGACTCCTAATCTCGCAGCCTCTTTAACCAAAGAAATGAATTCACCCTCTGTTAAAATCTTTACCGCATCATTCTCATCTGGAATATCATCCTCTGGGTCTAATGATCGCAATGCATCATGCCATGTATCCAATATTCTCCATGTATTTGTTGTCTCATCTCGTACCGCTGTATACTGAACTTCCCTGTCTCTTAACATATTTCCAATAACCATTCACATCTCCTATGCTAATGCTTTTTCTAACTTGCTAGGATTAAACCCAACAATCGGTGTACTTCCTACCATTGTTACAGGCGTTACTCTAAAGCCCATCCTAAGTAAATCTTCTGCATATTCTGGATTCTCTGATATATTATACTCAGTAAACTCATAACCTCCTTTACGCAACCAAGCCTTGGTCGCCAGACATGGGCCTCAACCAAGAGAGGTAAAAACAGATATTTTAGTTGCCATAATCAATATCCTCCATTCCTTCACATTGGGTACATCCGCAATAGTCTTCAGTGCATTCACACGATCCTGTTTCAATGCAAAAACATTCTTCTTCCTCCGCACCTTTTGCTACTTCGTTGCAATCACATTCTTCATTTCCGTACATTAAAGTCACTCATCCTTTCATATTTTTATCAAGTTTAATTCCCGTCTGGTATAATTAACTCGTCAAGAGTCTCAATAGCCATCTTGGTAAACTGTCTAAGTTCTTTAATAATCGCTTTCTTCTCTGCCATAGTAATCTTTTTATCTTTTATCGCATTCCCCAAAACTTGAACAACATCAAGCGCTTCTTTGATCATAGCTTTCCCTTGTGCCGTTTGTCCCATGTTCAATTGCATCATGGTAATTGCTAATTGCATTAACATAAATGGATTCATTTTATATTCCTCCTTTCTTTCGTAAAATCGTAGGTATAATAACCCATAAACTAAATAGTATAATAAACGCAATAATAGCTATAAGCATTATTCCTCCTGTTCCTTCTCTATTAAAGGATGTTCCTTTAGTTCATCTTGCCACATTCGTTCTAGATACGGTTCAAAACCGGGAAAATATATGAATGAAGTCCTCCAGTTAGAGCCACACAACATCTGTTCACCTTCTACACGCATACTTCCTCCACCAAATGGTTCCGCTATTATAACCTCTGCTACCATACATCGCTCCTCATACTTAGCATTAAAGTCATCCATCGCTTTTACATGATATGGAATGATCATAAGACAAGCTATAAGAAATCCTAATACAAACCACTGTAACTT